GAAGATCGATTCCTTACCGGCCTGGAAGAAGTAGATAAAGAAATCAAGGGCGGTGGCTATAGCCGAGGTGAAATCATCTCCATTGTAGCCGGTTCAGGTGTAGGTAAGTCTGTGATGTTGGCAAACATGGCTGCTACCAATCTACTTCGTGGCAAAAGAGGCATTTATATCTCTTGCGAACTGGTTGATTACAAAGTGGCTGAAAGAATGGATGCGATCCTTACCGATCTGCCAATTCAGTCACTTAGTGATCATAAAGATGATATATTTAGCAGGTTGGAAGGCTTTGAGAATGTCGATTATGAAGAAACATCTTTTGTGATCAAGCATTTCCCTGCTGGTATGTTGACGGTCAATAAGGTTAGAGCTTATTTATCTCAGTTGAAGTTCCATGGGTTTGAGCCCGACTTCCTGATTGTGGATTATGTTGGTGAAATGCAAGATATTCCTGGATTGCCCACACATGAGTCTCGTGAGCGAATTGTTAGAGACTTACGTGGCATGGCAACTGAGGAGAATATCTTTGTAGCAACCGCCATGCAGCCCAACAGAGGTTCTAAAGAGACCCAGAAGACAGAACGGGGTCGTATTGAAGAAGAGCACTTGGCGGACTCCTTCGGGCAAATCAGGCCGTTAGATGGCTGTATCTCTCTGAACCAGAACGATACAGAGAATACGCTAGGTGTGGGTCGTGGATATGTCATTAAACAACGTGATGGAAAAAGTCGATATCAGCTTTATTTGAAATTTAATAAAGAATCGCTTAGAATTACAGATATGAGCAAAGAGGCATACAGGGCTCTGATCCATAACCATAAAGAGACTGTGTCCGAAGAAATAGCCACAGATCAAATCACAGGATGCGAGTGGCCGACTGATGATGATCTGAGCGGAACGAAAGAAGAGTAAAGAGCAAACGCTCTTATAACGATAATAACTGGTAGAACAACTTTACCAGTTACTTGGAGAATACAATGTCAAAAGAAACACTTGAATTTGCAGGCTATTCAGTTACGCTGGATGCTGAAAATCTTCGTTTCAACGAAGCAACACTGACCTCATACATTCAGACTGAAGCTGGGTATTATGATAATTTTGGAGCGTCATTAGCTTTGGCTGAAAGAAACTTACAGAATATGGATACGCTTCACGAGAAGCTTTACGCAGAGCGTTTTGTGGAAGCCAAAGAGATGGGCGGAAGCGATAAGCTGGCTGAAGCCAAGTCGAAATGTGATCCAGATGTCGTGGCTTCGAAAGAACAGATCGTTGAAGCTAAATATGCCGTCAATCGACTCAAGCAGCATTTACGTGCATGGGACAAAAACCATGACAATGCCCAGAGTCTCGGTCACATGCTTCGAAAAGAGATGGATAAGCTCAATGCTGAGATCAGCATGAGGATCGCCAACGTGGATCGCAATGAGATTCCTGGTCTGGACAAGGCAATAGAGGAGACGACCGTTTCTGAGTGGCCTGCGGAGCCTGACAAGGCTGCGGAGCCTGAGACACCCAAGGAACCTGTAGAAGATTCCTTGGAAGAATCTAGTGGCTTTGAGTCATTGGATATAATGAACTTCCAATATTAAAGGAAGATGCTTCGATGTCGCTATATACTTATGTGCATAATCATTGGATCAGAATTTATAATCGCAAAAAGAACAGATGGTGGACTGTTGAGTTCTCCCGTAATGGGATGTTCTTGTTTCAACCAAGAGTAGTTCGGGTTCCTGATGCTTTGAAAATACTTAGTAACGGAACTATCAACAACCCAACAGACATCACTTTGAGCCTTAAACACAAAAAAACCGATTCAGAATTGGCGACTTTTTTGTGTGAAGCTCAAAATAGTATGAAAAACATCTATGCACGTCTTCGTCTTAATGAAGGCGTCTTTCCCGTACTTCGAGAAGTTGAAAGCTACGAATTAACCGGCCTTGGATACAATGGGATACGAGGTGGTTTTCTAGCAACAAACCTGATGTTCGATTTCTCATTCCAACATCTTCAGAAGTACAGTCCTTAATTGAAAGTTTCCCCCAATAGTTCTATATAGAATAGCCGTCCGTCAATGGCGCTGTAAGTCAGGATGGTTGAGACTGACCGTGTTGATGTCGCATCCAGAACTTATGGCGAGGCAATGGCTTACACGGGTTTCTAATAGCATCAGCTATTAAGGAACGAGCTAACCTCAAAGGTATAAAAACCGAATAGAAGATCAACTTGTTGTGTAGACGGTTGGTCTTCTTTTTTTGTCCGGGGGGAACAAAAATGAATTGGATCGAAGTGAGGTCTAAGAAAGGGGCCTCAAGTTACAAATCTGATATGCCATGGGCGGCTATCAGCATAGCTGTTGAGTCAAATACATGGCCTGTTTTGCGTGATAATAATCGCATTGGTCTTCTCCAGCTAGTTTTTGCGGATACATGTCATTCGGATGTTTTTCAATATCAAATGTTTGATACATCTCATGCAATACAAATTTTGGAATTTGCCAATACTTATTGGGACAAAATTGATTCTTTGTTAATTCATTGTGAAGACGGCAATTCTCTTGCATCAGCCGTTGCAGCCGCACTTGCTTGCATTCACAGCGACATCCAATCTAAAGATTGGTATTTCAATAACAAATCTCCGAATCTACTGGTCTATAATGGTATTTTAATGATGCATTATGATCCAGATGGATTATTGCGATAAAAAATTCACAAAAAGACACTCTATTATCACAGATGGTTACTGCGGCTAACAGGGATATGGACGTCCCCACAACCTCCATCGAAGAAGCCACCTTGAATGTATGTTCGAGGTGGCTTTTCTTTTTTGATATGGGAAAACTCTTTTATGTGGATGAATGCCACAATAATACAAAAGAAGTTAGATGCAGGAGGAATGTCCGCAAGGATTTTACTTTCTGCCACAAAAGTTTTCAACGAATCTGTAAGATCGGCTTCTGTATATGCTGATAATAGGCATTTTCCATTCTACTATTATTTGGGACAACAGATTCAGCCAAAAAAGGCAATACAGGTAGGTCCATATCTTGGACTTCCAGCATCTTGTTTTTTGCAATCATGTCATAGTGTAAAAGAATGGATTTGTGTAGGAGAACGATCAAGCATTGTAGAGTCTAATACTCGATTGTTTTGCGAGGGTTCAGCGTTGTTTTTAGAGTGGCATAGCAAATTTCATGAAGACTATAAAGCTGATGTGGGTTTTTTGTCTCAGGACTTTGCTAAAGAAGAACACTTGAGCCATCTAGAGTTTCTTTGGGATCACCTTGAGCCTGAAGGATTATTAGTTTCGGACTATATAACTTCATCCAACGCATTTGAGGAGTTTTGTAGGGTGAAGAATAGGACTCCAATAATTTTTCAAACAAGGTATAGCGTTGGAGTGATTCAAAGATAACAGTGAGGTAAACATGGGTGGAATATATGCCATTGAACATATTCCCACAAACAAAATGTACGTGGGAAGTTCTATTGACTTCAGAGTGAGAAGAAATCAACATTTTTCTGATCTAAGACGTAATCGTCATACAAATTTACATCTTCAAAGAGCATTTGCCAAGTATGGAGAATCAAATTTCAGGTTTATTGTTCTTGAGCATGCTAAGTATCATGGGTTAGGCTATTTTACAGAAAAAGAAAAAGCAGTTAAGGCAAGAAAAGAAGCGGAGGTGTCTTTTGGGATTTGAAATCAAGTATATTTATCATCCTCGCAAGGACGATGGACCCGGTTATGACACCGAGGTAAAAGAGGACAAGATTGCCAAGGTAGGCAAACCATTCGACGACACGCCGTTAGAAAAATGTGCAGCGGCAATTATGGCACAGTTAGCCAGACGAGACATAATGGTTGTCGACGTAGAAGTTTCTGAATTGGTCAAGAAGGTCATAAGCTTCAAGGAAGCCAAAGACGGCAAGGGCATTGTTCTAAAGAACAAGAAATTTTCTTTAAGTTCCACGGCTGAAATGATAGAAGAAGTTGGAGAAGTTACTGTGCCTAAGGCAAATTTCCAAGTAGCAGAAAAAGCTACAATGGGACAAATACACGAGCAGGTGTCTAGTGGTTTGCAACCACATGAAATAGCACAAGCGGCTCATCCTCAGGCACAAGACCCAGAAAATTTATACGCCAACCCTAATGCCACTATGGTAAGGAGGAGCGTTGATCCTAAAAGCATCGACCGTAGCAAAACTCTTTATCAAGTCTACTTCGAGCCAGAAGCCCACTTCCAAGAAGCAAGAAGGCAAAAGCTCCATTTTACAGAAGATACTCGGTATCCTGTCCATAAAGTCATTCCGTCGCCCACGGGAAAATTAGACAATCAACAGATTGCACTTGTAGATGACTCAGGACAAGTTGTGATTTTGGACGAAAAGTTTTTTGTCACGGCTGGTAGAGGTTTGATGGGCGATGCTCAACATAACTTCTCTGGAAGAGGAGAAGGCACAGGCAAAAGACGAAGAAAACTCGCCTATGAAGATCAAATGAAAGTTGGCGAGATGCCGGACGTTCCAGAGAATCTTCAAGGAATACCAGTGGAAGGCACAGTCCCTATCGACTTTAGCGTTCCAGAATTAGACAGAACTCTATAAAGAGGTTCTTTAAGTGGCCCGATCACAAGGTCGGGTCCATTTTGAATTTTTTGACACAAATAAGGAGATTAAGATGGTCACGAAGTTACAGAAGAAACAACAAAAGCAAAAAGCCCGAGACAAAGAAAACCGTAAGAAGATCACAGCCAAACGTATGGCCAGTCGAGCTAAAGCCAAGGCGGATAGAGATGAAGAACTCATGAAGAAGAGAGTTGGCAAGTTGCAGCGAGAAATGGCCGGAACGGAAATGGATAACTGGGACGAGGAGATGTTAAAGAAAATGCCAGAAGACACATTAGAACAACTGGAACGTAATGCAAAGATTCTCAACGCTTTGGAAGATGAGCATGAAGAGGAAACTGCGAAAAAGCAGGAATTAAATGAAGGACTGGAAGCCAAGGGACATGTGACTTTGGAAGAAAAAGTCAATGCTTTGCATCAAAATACGGTAGAAGAACAGAAAAAGAAATTTGGTTTAACAGGCGAGGCTGATTGCAAAATGTATGCGGCTCCTAAACCACAGAAAAATACTGCTGAAGTAGAAGTCACACGAATAAATACAGATTGATGTTACAGAAAATACAGAAATTCCAAATCTGTATTAAAGTCTATTGACTGTTATTTCGAAAGTAAGTATAAAGGCTATCGTTGTTACTGTGAAGTTACAGAAACAATATCACGAAAACACTTTTTAACTTACTGAGGAGACTTCAATGTCTGGATTTGGTTCATTTAATTTAGAAGACATGCAAGGCGAAGATGTTCGTCTTAACAACGAGGGTGCGAATTCGTTCCTCGATCAATTCATCCCCATGCCCGAAGTCAAGCCCGGTCAAACCGGCACGCTTGCTATCCGGGTTCTACCTCCCGTCAAGGGCGGAAGATTATTCCAGTACAATCGAGTACACAGCGTCAACGGTCGAAAGGTTCATTGTCCTCGACCTTTGATTAACGGCAAGTGGGACAGAAATGTCCCGTGCCCGATCTGTGACTATTATAACAGCTTGTGGAAGCAAGCCGACAAGCTGGAGAAGTCCGGTCGTGGACAAGAAGCCGAAGCCTGTAAGGACGAAGCTCGTTCTATCAAGCCCGTCGAACGATACTACTACAACGCCATTGGACGTAATATCACGGTCGATGGAGCCGTCGTAAAGAATCTCGGTCCTCGCATTCTCAGCGTTGGCAAGATTCTCCATAAGCAGATCATTCGTGCCATCGTTGGCGACGAAGGTGATCCTGATTCCAAGCTCGGCAACATTACCGATCTGAAGACGGGTTACGACTTCATCATCCGCAAGGAAGTCACTCCTGGTGACGGATGGCCGAAGTACGATCGCTCCAGTTTCGCACGCAATCCGACTCCCGCTGGCGATCCCGAAGAAGTCAAGGCATGGGCGGAAGGACTCAAGGATCTCACCAAGCTTCGTTCTCCGAAAGAGATCGACGTTCTGGAGAAAGAACTCGCCATTCATCGTGGCTTGATCCCTGATGAGTCCGAAGCATTCGACACCAACGCCTTCGACGCCAAGTGGGGCAAGAAGACAGAGGCAGTCCTTGATGCAGTGGCATCCATGCCTGAAGCGACGATCACTGACGTTCCGGCTGACGTTCCGGCTGACATTCCGGCAGATGCACCGGTAGCAGCAGCTTCGACTCCTGCTGTTGAAGACGCTCCGATTGAGGACGAAGATTTCCTCAAGGAACTTGAAAACATGGAAGGCTAGGTTTAGTCTATCCGAAAAGGGCGGTGGACTAGTGTCCACCGCCCTTGTTTTTTGGCACAGAGAAACAATATAAACAGATAAGTATACGAGGAATAAGATGGCAAAAAAGAAAAAAATTACTGGAAGCATGGAGGAGATTTATGCTCAATTAGCTAAAGAAACTGGCGGCGATGTTCTTGCAAATATCGATCCAGTCAAAGGGTATATTGACACTGGTAATTTGGCATTTAATTATGCTTGTTCAGGCCGCTTTATTGGCGGTGGAGTTCCGAGAGGACGAATCATTGAGATCTTTGGCCCTTCCAGTTCAGGAAAGTCTTTATGGGCCGCTCACATCATGCACGGTTGCCAACAACTAGGTGGCTGGGTGATTCTTCTTGATGTAGAAAATGCAGCCGATCAACACTTCATGGAGAAGGTTAGTCGGGTCAATATCAATCAGTTGGTGCGTCATGGTCCAGATAGAGTGGATACACTGGAGAAGTGTTTCCTGATGATGCACACGATCACCAAAAAGATCCGTGTTTATGAAAAAGAGAACGGGCTGCCCGAAAAGCCCATTTGTATTGTGTACGATTCCATCGCTGGTTCACCGTGCGAAAGAGAATTGAAAGAAACCAATCTTCCGATGGATTACACGCCAGGTGATTGGAAGAAAATTGTTGGTCGACAAGAACAACCCGGTGAGCGAGCTAAGATTTGCTCTCGTGAGTTCCGTAAGATCGGACCTATGGTCGCAGAGAATGACGTGTGCTTGATCGTTTTGAACCAAGTGCGTGAAAAGATTGGCGTGATGTACGGAAGCCCAGAGACGACTGCTGGTGGCGGAAAGGCGCTAGAGTTCTACGCTTCTTTACGAGTGCGGATGGCGTCAAAGAAGAAGATTGAGAACAAACGTTTGGAAACATTTGCCGGTATCGATTTGCAAATCAGGAATGTCAAGAATCGAACTTTCCGACCATTCGTTTCTATTGATGACATTAAGCTCTACTTCAAGGATGGCGTAGACACGACGAGCGGGTTACTGAAGTGTTTCATCCAAGACGAGCGTATAAAGATGAAGTCTCCCGGCAATTATTTGGTGCTGCCAGACTATTTGCCTGAAGGAACAACCGAATACAAATTCAAAGCCAGCAAGGCAATGAATACTGTGAAGGTAGAAGTTCTTAGAGATTGTCCGAAGTTACTGGACGTTGAAACCAAAGAAGAAGTCGAAGCATATCTTTCCGAGTTTGCAATGGGAATGAGCGCAAGTTCCAGTGATGACTACGAAGAGAAGGATGTTTCCTTTGATAGCGACGGGAACCCAGTGGAAGTTTAGGTTGTGGTTGTCAGGTAAATATGGCAAGGCTTCCACTCATCTAGAATCCACAATCTTTCCAAGAGAGAGAATGGTTGATTTCAGCCGTTCTCTTTTTTTCTGCCATCATTTCGTCGCAGAGTTGACGAAGCTCTAGATAATCAGCATGGATTTTTGCCATTGCTTCGTCATAGCTAATTTTGGTTTTTACTATTGTTTCGTCTCGAATTTCTTCTAGAGAAATGTCGAATGCAAGGATGTCTTCCAGACTTATTCTTTGTTCGTTGTTGCTCATTAGAATCCAAATTTTTTCCACGAAAGTGTGCAGTCAGGCTCACTCGGTTTTAGTTCTTTTCTTGATCGAAGTATGAAAGCAATTTGTTCATATTCCCGTGTGCCATAAACGGAAGCCTCTAATAGCATCCACAGAACGTCAGTGTTACATTGACTGTATATATGAGAGAAATTAAATTGCGTCATTAGAAGCCAAGCCTTGGATCATAGGGAAGGTGTTCTGTGCTTTCTTTTGCTTTTTCGTGATCTTCTAGAATCGACATCCACCAATAGAGTTTTTCTGCACGTTTTAAACGTTCGTACTCTTTGTATCTTGAATTGCCTACTAATGGCACTTTTTGCATATCGATAAATTCAAATTGCGTCATTAGAAGCCAAGTCTCGGATCATAGGGAAGATGTTCTGTGCTTTCTTTTTCTTTCAATTCAGCTAGATCTTGCTCTAAACGTTGAGCTTCTTCACTCAACCATCTATTTTGAATATCAAGTTGTCGCAACTCTTCTTCATACTTTTTGTTTGTGCTTGCGATTTCTTTCGCTCGTAAGATGAGTTCGTTTAACGTATCGTCTTTAATGGGTTTTGTGTAGTTGGCAGTGGGTATTTGCAT